CTTAGCTGGATTAGCTCCAGTCGTCCCAAGCGGTTTAATTGGCGTTGGTGCGTTGCTAGTTTTACGTGGCGCACGGTTAATAATTTCAGCCAAACGCATGCCAGCTTGAATTGGATTCATGTTAGCGATTTCATACGCTATGTCTAGATTCTTACCTAGCGTGTATGCAATCTCAGGGCCATTATCTAACCCCAGTAGCGCCTGTCGAATCGTTGGGTTTTGTGCAAGCCTAGGGTCCGATGTAATCCCTTCGATAACCGCGTCATAATCCGCAAACTTGGCCCTAGTAGCCGCTTCTGAAGCCTCCAACTTAGCTTGCGCTTGCGCTTGACGTTCATACTGTGCGCGTTGTTCGTATTCCGCTGCAACAGCCCTTTTCGCCTCCTCAATCGCGCTGACTCGCGTGTACTCCAACTGAGCCTGGATATAACGCGGATCATACTGGCCTCCAGCAAAGTCATCAGGATTTGGCGGCTGAATGCTTGGCGCTACTGGCTCTGGTGCTTTCTGCTGAGTAGCCAACTGCTCCAGCATCTTCTCCAAGCGTTCCGCATGTCTACGCGCTTCATGCTTGTCCTTAGTTAGTTCATCGATGCGCCGCTTATACCAAGGATCTTTTTGCTCCTTATCGTGTTCAGATTCAGCGTGAACCTCTTCCGTTTCAGCATTAGCACCAGATTCCGATTCTTCCAGCGCATTCGCATTAGATGCTGCCGAATCCAGGTTGGCGCTTTCGGCTGTCTGATTGACGCTTTCAACCGCACTATTGCCAAGTTCTTCAGTGGACGCATTCATACTTACTCCTTTTACAATTATTAGATTGAATCTTTACATTTCATTCTTTTCTTCTGGCTTCTGTTCGCCAGTTAATGCAGCTACGTTAGGCTGTCTTGTCATTGCACCAGGCTTTGGCATTGGCGCTGGTCCAGACTGCTTTGGCGCTGAAGGCTGTGCTGCTGGTTGCACTGGTGCGCCCATAGCTTCGTGAATGCCTGGCATGACAGTGTTTTCCAGCGATTCAAACTCCATGTTTTCTTCTGGCAGTTCTTCAGCGCCCATGTTCATCATCATCATCAGGTTTTCACGCACTGCTGCTTGCAATTCCTGATCTGTCATCATCAGCTTGCCTTCAACATCCATGCGCTTAGTCTGAGAGTCAAACCACTGGCGTTCTGCTTCTTGGATCTTAAGCATCGCTTCATTGCGCGTAAACTGTAGCTCTTGGCTCATCTCCTCCATCTGATTAGCCATTTGCTCAATCATCTGCTGTGCCTGTAGAACCTGTGGATCAACCTTGGTACCATCAGCAGTCGGCTGTAGCTGTGGCGGAAGCATTGCTTGCAGGCGCTTAGAGATTTCTTCAGCACCAGGCCAATCCATGTTCTTTAGCATCAAATCGCCAATCATGTTGAACAGGCTAGGATTAGCCTGTGTCAACGCTAGCATCATGTTAGCCGCTTCATCGCGTTTCGTTGCATAGCTTGGCCCTGAGTCGCATACAACGTCATACGTGCCAACAGCGGGGTTGTAGATACTGTCAATCGCAGTGTTGTCCGTATACGCGCTAGCCTGTGGCATATTTGGATCAATGTTCACTTCCTTTGGCACACCATCTTCACCAAGGATACGAACCACACGCGCTCTATCATAAATCTTTGGAATCATATCCAAGATAATACGACCAGCCTGACGGATGGAGCGATTAAGATTGTCCTGGTAATGGAAGTTGCCAGCTTCAGATTGCTTCTGACGCAGCATAAGCGCACGACCAGACGTCTCATTGGACTCACCACCAAGACTCGGCTGGTAAATGCCCATCGACTGCATAATGTCATTCTCAGCAAGCTGTACTGCCTGCATGATTGCGCTTGACGCCTGTGGCGGTTGTGATCTCTGAGGAGGAGGCGCTGGCGTACCAGCGATAGAGACAGGATCATATTCTAAGTACGCAAGAGATTCTTGATTGGCTCGGCCCCAGCGTGGATCAGTTTCAAATTGACCAGCAACGCCGACAAATGGCGCTTTAGGCGCAAGTGCTACGTTTTCAGCATTGGCTGAAAGATAGTAGTTGTAGAGTCTCTGAGCGTCCTTTGCATTGCGGACCAGACCAGACAGATAGCGCCGACCTTGTACCCAAACTTCATGTCCAAGCACTGGAATGATCGGAATGTATTTAGTTGGAATCTCTGCTTCTTCTAGGATAGTTTGGCCTGTGACTTTGCACCACATGCAGCGCCTAACATCCGCCATGCGAGAACGGCCAGTTTCCTCATCAAATATTTCCTCTTCAGAGTGTTCAATGTAGTAATACTCTGCAATGCGGATAGAGTCCTTTGTGTACCAACCCTGCATGTCTCCATTGCCAGCAGATTCCCAGTTAGTCTCTGGCACGTCTGGATACAGACGCTTGAACTCATCCTTTGGAATTTCTTCAGCAATGATGCAGTACTCAGCATCTGAGCCATCAGGCTGTTTGCTATGCGGATCTAAATAGACCTTCATAGGGTCTACGATACGATCAATGAAGATTTCCTGATCGAATGAGCGGTCATCAGCCCAGTCGTTACGAACGCGGAAATAGCCAAGACCAGTGTCTACTTGCCATTCTACGGCTGTGTCGTATGCAATAGATGCGTTGCTGTTGTCTTGGATATGGCGCACAAGACCCATCAAGACTTCTGCTGTCTCTTGATCTGCACCATCGTTTACTGGGCGAATGCGAATGCTTGGCGTGTTCTGGCGAATCTCATTAACTACGCGGTCACGGAACTGGAGCAGTCGATTAACGACAAGCATGGGCCGCTCTTTACCAGGACGCGCACGGTCATACTTTGCAGCTTCTGGCCATTGATCCGCTAAACGCGCAAAACGAATATCGTCTAGCATTTCCTGCCGATTCTGTGCGGTAGATTCCATGCAAATATCAAACCGCTTACGGATGGTTTCTAGCTTCTCCTGTGTAGCCGCTGAGTTATCCTCATTGCCAACGCCAAGAGAATCAATGATTGAATCAGTATCTAAGTTCATAGTTATGCGCCCATCCAGCTACCAGTTTGCCCAGTATCATACTCTTTTCTACGTTTAATATTATCATTGCGGAACATGTCAACGCATGTTGCCAAATACCTAAAAGCATCTGCGCCGTGTGAGTAAGCATCGTGAAGCGGACCACCAGGCTGACCAGTAGTTGCATTGATAGAACGCCTATAACGCTTCAAACATTCTTGCAGTCTTGCAGTCTTTTCCTTGTCCATCCATAGTCTTGGAAAAAGCATGCGGCTTAAACGTATGCCATGCTCTACATCACCGATTGGAATGACTTCAACTTCCCAGCCAAGCGCGGTCATGATCTCTGCTGCTGATTTGCCGGTCTTGTAGTCCTTGTGTACAGCATCATGCGGTAGCCAGAGTTTGCCGAAGTTGTAGTTCTTGCGTTTAAGTTCTGCGCTATACCAGTCAAGCGTCTGGAATGATTCTTCAATGTAATCAACAATGCGGCACTCAGAGCCTGCACGTTGCGCCATGATGATACTCATTGCATCGTTCCAGCCGAGATCCACTACAACATGCGTTTTGAGCATTGGATCGTGCGTGACTAGGTTAATGCGATGCTGCTCAACCATAAGTTGATACTCATCAGCATAAATAGCCCCATCGACAACAGTCTTTGGCCGCCCAAGCCAAATGTTGTCGTAGTCCTTCTTGTTATGCGCTTCACAATGTGCGCGTTCGACTTCAAGGACGGTAGGGAACCACGGATTATCCATGTAGTTAATCTGAACTACATAGCTATCTGGCACTTGGTTAGCAATGAATCGAGTATACGTATCATCCGTATCCAAGTCTGGATTCATCGTGACCCAGATCTCTGAGCCTTCAGCACGAATCGTTGGGATAAGAATATCCCAGGACTTCTTAGATACAGCCTGGCCTTCTTCAACCCAGCAAATGTCAATGTTAGCCATTGACTTGATTGATTCAACCGTGTGGTTAGCTAGACCAGAGAATGTAAACAATGTGCCATTGATGCCGCGTATCTCAGTCTCTGTGATTGTGTAGAAATAACCAAGGCCAAGTGTTTGTATCTGGTCTACTAGTAACGTGTGAACTGAGCCTTTGATTGACTTCTGCACTTCTCTAGCACAGAGAATACGCATCTGCTTTGCAGCGCCTTTGATAAGCAATGCAGCAGAGACAGAAAAAGACTTACCAGAGCCTCGACCGCCATGCAGAATCTTGTAACGGTAAGGATCAAATAAGCCTTTTAGCTTTGGGGGAAACTTTGCTTCAGTCTCCAAACTTCACCTTGATTGCATGTTGAACTGGGCCGCCATCAGCGCCAGTGATTTGATTCTTTACTTCAGCGGGAATGATTTTGCCAATCAGCGCCATGTAAGCATTTGGGTTTTCTTCAGCTTGGCGTAGAAAGTATTGCTGACCGCCAGCCTGATCTAAGGATGCAAGCAGCATGTCTTTGATGGCTTGAGTGTTTTTATTAGGCGCACCCTTTGGCCTTCCCCGACCTCTGTTGGTTAAATTCTCTGATTTTCCAGCGTCTATTTTATTCATCTGAACATACTTGAAATTGATTTCTTAATCTTCTTCCAATCTGCATTCTCAGCCATATCAACAAGACTTGCGCCAGTAGCCATTGTTCCAATCGGACCAGGCAATGCGCCAAGAGTTTCCAATGCAATATCGCCTTTGCGTGTTGTTGGAGCTACGCCAGTTAATCGTTCAAGGCCAGCAGGATCATAGCCTTCGCTAAGATAATCGTTGATTGATCCGCGTAGATCAACGTCTTGGCCCTGAGATAGGAGTTTGCTAAGGCCAGTAAGACCGATTGCGTTAGCGATTGGATGAGATGCTAAAAGATTAGCTTCATATTTTTTTGCTGGATTAAATGCCGCTGTGCTTGCCCTAACTTGATGTGGCTCAAATGGAATGACAACTTGATGACCTTGACCTCCCATTTTTCCGCCTTCATCAACAATTGCATCATATCCAAGACGCTTTAATTGCTGTGTTACTTTGTCTGGAATTGAGGTCCAAACATAGGAATTTTGGCCCGATTCTAAATCTTGTTTTAATTGAGAAACCCATTCTTTAGGCGTGTATCGTGTGTTTTTATCCCACATGTCAACGCCATAAGATTTTGTTCTCGTCCTGTCTTTTGCGAATGCTTGCTCAAGCTCTGGAATAATTTTTTGTAATCCTTCTGTATTTGAAGTGAACAAAGGATTGTCTGCTAAAACATTTCCTTTAAACACTCCTTTTGCGCTATACCAAGGTGCATTTTCTTGCAAAATCTCATGCGGATAGCCAGCGGTTTTGTAAATGTCTGCAAGAGCTTCTGGATTGTCATAAAGCTCACCAGATTCACCCCAAAGACTACGTAAAGCAGACAAAGGATTGCCCTTACCTTCTCTCTTTAAAACGTAATCAAGATGCTCCTTGCTTGCAATACTTGCATTTGATCCTGGTGGATGAAGAACAAATTTTCCAGTAGCTTCTTCTGGATTTTCATATCCAACGCGATAATAATTTTCTAAAAGCTCTTTTCTTTTTTCAAACGGCAAAAGATTGTAACTTTGTTCAACACTATAAGGATTTGTGCCTCTGTAGCCAAAAGATTTTGGTGAAACTTGAAAATAATCAGCCATTGATCCTTCATCAGTGGCTATTCTTGATGTGTCTGGCTTACTCATAGCGTAATTTGATGCAATTTCATTTGCATCTGTCCCAAAAGGCATGGGACCACTAGTTGCTCTTCTTGGATCAAGAGATTTTTTTGCCAAAAATCTATCAAGCCGCTCTGTGCCGTGAGCGTAAGGAAAAACATACTTAGCCATGCCAGCAGCTCTTTCTTCTGGCGTGTTCATTGCGCTCAATCCAAGCCCACCTTCTTCAACAGGCAGTGCAGCCATTTGTTGAGCAATGTAATGCTCCTTCAGAAATGGAGTCGCAAATTTTTTGCCTTTAAGAAGTTCAACAAGACTTGGCATATCTATTTCCTAAAAAAGTAACCCCACTGGTGCGCTCGACTAGGCTCTCCCAATCCAGAAGCGTGTTGGGTATTTTAATCCTCATCCGATCTGCTCATCCAATACGAACAAGTATCATCAGCTTTGACAGCAATTAAACCGTCATCGCCATAAATATCAAGAAGGCAATCGCCACTGTTAGCTCCATCACGGTGCTTTTCCCAGAATTCACAATTAGCACAGATATGATCTAAGTCATTCATCTATTGTGTCCAAGAGTTTATCAAGATAGTGCCTAGCCTTGAGTATATCTTCTTTCAACAAATTGTTCTTCTTTCCGGCACGAGCTAGATACTTGATTGCATTGCCGATAAGAAAGCCACGGAACTCTTCCTCTGTCATCCATGCGCGCATAGCATTCCAGGGCTGGATCTCAGACCGGTAATGATCGCCAGCGATTTGATAAGCATCCGCTTGCATGGAGTTTTCGCCTTTCATTAAACCTCCTTTACAAATACGCCATCGGAGTTTAGATAGCCGCGCCTGTCTTTAATCTCATTGTAAGCCGATTCTAGGCACGAAAGTAAATCTAGGCTCTCCATGTCTGCTACGATCAAAAGAACCACTAGAACGTCTCCTAGGCCGTCTATGATGCCAGATCGGTCACGCTTTATGACTGCATCGCAAAGTTCGCCCATTTCGGATACACCTTTGAGCATCTGAGTCTGGACATTGCCGTTCTTTAAGATGCCACGCGCTTCTGCCCAGCGTAGTACGTCTAATTCTAGTTGACTGAAACTTGACATAATGCAGTTACTCCTTTGATGCCTTGCGCTTTGCCCAGGCTTGTTCTTGATATTCTTTAGCGCGTTGTCGTTGTAGACAACCGCAAGACTTAGACTTGCCGGAGAGAATGTTCTGCTCCAGCACTGATCGGATCGTCCCGCATCGACACTTAGCAACCAGTACGCGCTTAACGCCATTCGCTGTTTGCTTATCCTGATCCGCTTCAATGATCGTCCAGTATCCGATAACCATGCCGATAATATCTCTTCTAGCTCTAGGCAATGTCTTTATCCCCTGGCGCATGCTTTGGCAGACCGCAATACCAGGTCCAATTACA